TGTGGTGATGCAAGAAAATTATATTGGTTTAAAGATAATACTCTCGATTATGTATATTCTAGCCACTTACTTGAAGACTTTGAAAACACAGAAGAAGTTTTACGTGAATGGCTGCGTGTTATTAGATATGATGGTTATTTGATTTTGTATTGCCCAGTTGAGAAAAAATATCGAGAGCATTGTTTAAAGACTGGTCAGCCTTATAATCAAAGTCATAAAATTGAAAATTTTGACATGTATTATGTTAAAAGTATTTTTGAAAAAATTAAAAACGTCACATTTGTTAGGCAGGTTGATTTGGTTGACATATACAGTTTTGAATTAGTTGTTCAAAAAGGAGTGAAAGGATGGATATAAAATCTTTTATACAAATCATTATCCAGTAATAACCGTATTAGAAATGGAATCTTATTAAAGGAGGTGAATGTTGGCCAACAATCTAGTAATTGCAACCGTCGGCGATTCTTCCGTTCACAAAACTTGGATTGAAGCTGCTAACTTTAAAAATTTTGATTTATGTTTAATTTATTTCGGCAAACAAAAAGATAAATTTTATTCTGATGCTGATTTTTATATTGAAGAAAGGGGTTATAAGTTTCCCTTAATTAGTAAAGTTCTTGAAGCATCTGGATTATGCCACGATTATTACTGGCTACCAGATGATGATATTCAAGCAACTACAGCCGACGTTAATCTAATATTTGAATTAATGAAAAGTAGAAATTTTTATATTGCGCAACCATCATTAAAAAAGGATTGCCCACACACTTGGCCACATACTACAACAAAAGAAAATAATGTTTTTCGCGAAACACAATTTATTGAAATAATGTGTCCCATCTTTACTAGAAAATCTTTACAAATGTTTCTTCCTCATTTTACGGAAACGCATACTGGATGGGGCTTGGATAGGCTGTGGTCAGATGAAACCTTAAAGATGAATCGTAAGTTAGGGATTTTTGATATTGTATCTGTAAACCATAGTAGAAAAATGGGTGCAGGTTTTTTGTATAATAATTTAAAAAAAGACAATGTTGATTATAAAAAGGAGTATCGGGACTTTCTAAAAAAATATAATCTTAAACATGTTAAACAAAACGAAAAAGTAAACTGGAGGTAAACAATGAACATTAACGTTGAATTTTCAAAAGTTATTCCTGAAGTTGCAATAATTACTCCCGATATTTATAGAGATAAACGTGGATTTTTTATGGAAGTTTTCAAAAGTGATATTTTTGAAGAATATGGATTGCCAACGGATTTTGTTCAGCAAAATCATAGTGGATCGGAACACGGTGTTCTAAGAGGATTGCATTTTCAATATGATCCACCCATGGGAAAATTAATGAGAGTTACTGTTGGTTGTGCCTTTTTGGTTGCTGTCGATATTAGAAAGCATTCCCCAACATTGGGTAAATATGTTTCTATCATATCTAGTGGTAAAGATAGAAAACAACTTTGGGCACCTGCTGGCTTCGCTAGAGGATTTTATACAATTTCGGATTATGCAGAAGTTCAATATCAATGCACAGGCTTATATAATAAAGAAGGCGAATCGGCAATTTGTTGGAACGATCCAGATATCGGAATTGAATGGCCTTTAGGTCATTTAATTGTTTCCGAAAAAGATTCAAAGGCTCAATCATTCAAAGAATATTTAGATAGTCCTATTAGTGAAAGGGTATTCTAATGAAAATACTTGTAGCGGGTGGTGCTGGTTATATTGGTTCTGTTGTAATCCCTAAATTACTCGAACGAAATTATCAAGTATCAGTTGTGGATCTTTTTTGGTTTGGTAATCACCTTCCCGAAAATATCGAAATTATAAAAAAGAATTTATTCGATTTAAAAGAATGTGATCTTCAGGGGTTTGATCAAGTTATTTTCTTAGCTGGATTATCAAATGATCCTATGGCTGAATATGCTCCCGATCAAAATTTTATTTTTAATTCGGCCGCACCGGCCTATCTTTCATATATATCAAAACGCGCCGGTGTAAAAAGATTTATCTATGCGGGTTCTTGTTCTGTTTATGGGTACACTATCAATGAATTTTATGATGAAACAAAACCAACAGTTTCTAGTTTTCCTTATGGTATTTCAAAATTACAAGGTGAAGTTGCTGTAATGCAAATGGTTGATAAAAATTTCTCTGTTATTGCTTTTAGACAAGGAACCGTAAATGGATATAGTCCAAGAATGAGATTGGATTTAGTTGTAAACACAATGTTTAAATGCGCAATGGCGGATAATCGTGTCACAGGGAACAATCCTTCCATTTGGCGACCTATTCTTTCTATTCAAGATGCGGCTAGTGCATATATACGCGCCGTAGAAGCAAATCAATTAATTTCAGGAATTTTTAATATTGCTTCCGGCAACTATGTAATGGGCGAATTGGCGGATATCGTTAAAGACATAGTTGGTAAAAGGCTTGGGAAAAATCCAATTTTAGATATTAGGAATGTTCAGGATTTTAGAAATTATAAAGTAACAACCGACAAAGCAGAAAAAGTTTTAAGTTTTAGACCACAGCATACTGTTGAAACTATCGTTCATGAATTGTGTAGCAATGTTAGTAAATTTTCCGATTTCGATAATCCTAATTACTATAACATAAAAATGTTTCGTCAACTTGATGAAGAGGTAAGCGATGTCGACTAAAAAAATACTATTATTAGGTGGTTCGGGCCAACTTGGAATGGATTTACAAGAAAATTGCCCAAGTAATTTTGAGATTGTCGCCCCCCCACATTCCGAGGTAGACATAACAAAACCGATAACAGTTCAAATTGCTATCAACTCTTATCAACCAAATATTATTATCAATACTGTTGCATATCATCAGTTAGATGAGTGTGAAAAAAATCCCGAAAAGGCATTTCAAATCAATTCGTTAGCTGTTAGAGATTTAGCCATCGAATGTCAATTAAATAATATTTGTTTAGTACATATTAGCACTGACTATGTTTTTGATGGAAATACCGTGCAACCATATAATGAATCGGATCTTCCTAATCCTTTAAGTGTTTACGGTAATAGTAAACTTGCCGGTGAACACTTTATTCAAGCAATTTGTGAAGGGCAAAATTATTTTATAATTCGTACTTCTGGCTTATATGGTAAACATATGTGTCGTGGCAAAAATAAACCAAATTTTGTCAACCTAATGCTCAAACTAGCTAGCGAAGGAAAAGAAATTAATATTGTTAACAACGAAAGACTCACTCCAACATATACGAAAGATCTGGCCGAACAAATTTTTCTACTTTTATCAAGTTGTTTGTATGCATATCCTCCTTCTGGTATCTATCACGCAACTTGTGAAAAAGACTGTACTTGGTATGAGTTTGCAAAAACAATCTTTTATCTTTTAGATAAAAAAGTAGTGGTTAATCCCACTATAACAAAATCCCGGCTTCGCCCAAGTTATTCCGTATTAAATAACAACAGACTAAAAATGTTTTCATTGAATATTATGCCTAATTGGGTTGATTCATTAGCTGAATATTTAAAGAATATCGAATAACCCTCTTATAAATACATATGTGGATAAAGAATTATTAGAATATGTTGCCGCGGAAATGTTGAAATTGCAACTCAACATTGCCGAAATACGTCAATATGATGATAGACAAACGATACCTGTAACTAGGCATTTAATTGATTTTCATAATAATCGTTTAATAGAATTATCAAATATATTGATGGAGAATAGAAATGGAGATATTAGAACCCATTAACAGGCAACTAGAAATACAAAAGAAAGCTTTAGGTTTTGCTATTATGGAGTATGATGCTGGCGCCGGCGAAGAGGGCAACAACAATTCGGGCCCCTTCGTAAGGAAATACTTAAACGGATTACAAGAACCTCCTGCAAATTGGTGCTCCGCTTTTGTTTGTTGGTGTATCAAAGAAGCATGTGAATGTATGGCGATACCAATGCCATTTGAATATACATTATCTGCCAGAAGATTATTTAATATCTACAAAGCAAATGGATGGATTGCCGAACATCCAGAAGAAGCAGATATTGTTTTCTTTTGGCGCGACAATCCTTTAAGTTGGATGGGACATGTTGGTTTTGTTTTATCTGTTTATGACAAAGAGATTGCAACAAATTCTTGGATTAAAAGATTAGAAAGCATAGAGGGGAACAAGGGGTATTTTCCTGCTAGAGTTAACAAATACAAATATGATGCAACGAATGTTCCTCAGTTGTTAGGATATGGGAGGATCAAATGAAAAAGTTTATTGATAAGTATGGTCGAAAATTTTCATTCGCGCTATATGTAATGTTTTTTGTATACTTCGGAATTTTTCTTAATACTGCCTTACTTTGTTTTCAAAAGATTGGTGAAGGTACTTATGAAAAGTTATTTTTATTTTGTGGAGGTTTTATAACTTTGTTGGCTTCGACTTATTTTTTTGCAAATAGTAATGCTAAAAAGTATTATAACGAAGATCTAGAAAAAACAAAAAAGGAATTACAATCAAAGGGAATTATAGTTAATGGCAAATAAGTATTTTCAACAGTTTAGGGAAAAAGAATTTCAATTATATAATGGACTAAGTAATGAAGCAGTTGAAATGTACGGCGTTAATGTTTTCTATCTACCTAAAACTGCTGGAGCACTTGATTATCTATTTGGCGAAGATCCTTTAGTTCACTTTGATGTTAAGTTTGAAGTAACAATGTATTTAGAAAATATTGGTAGATGGGAAGGTCAAGGAGAGATGTTTGCCAAGTTTGGCATGGAAATAAAAGATGAAGCAACTTTCAAAATTCAAATAGATCAATTTAAAAAATATACTGGAATGGATCGGCCAATGATTGGTGATTTATTATATGTTCTTGGCAAAAAGATAAAATTGGTTTTAGAAATATCCCACGTTGATATGGAATCCCCTTTCTATCAATCAGGCAATGTCTCGTTATTTACAATTAAAAGTACAAGACTGAAATATACACAGCATCCAATGCCAGCGTTAGAAACAGATGCGGATATTGGGCCGGATATTGAAACACTTATATCTACAAATGATGGTTTGGACGATGTTCCAAAACTAGAAGGTGAAGTAGAAGAAGATAACGTTATTGATGATTCAGAAGTAGATCCTCTAAATAGTTAAAGGAGGTTAGTAAGATGCCGATATACGCGTGGGAATGTAAGGATGAAAATTGTGGCCATTACATTGAGGAGACTTGGCAAAAGTTTATTGAAAAAGAGGACAAAGAAAGACCTTGTCCTAAATGTAATGGTACAATGGAATTAGTTAACTTTGCATTCGGTTGGAAGTTCTGTGAAAAAGGAAAGTATATTCAAGATAGAAAGTTTTCAACTGACAACCCAAATTATAACTTCGCTTTAAAGAAGAGATTAGAAAAACAAAAAGAAAAGGAGTTAAATGCCAAGTAGCACATATTTTTTCCATAACATTATTCGCAGATACACAATAGCCCTGGGTTCTATCTTTACAAATATCTATATTCAAAGAGCCGATCCTTATGATGTAATTGAAACACAATCTATAAAAGTTCCTTTGCATCAATCTTCGAAAGATAAATTTTACTATCAATTGATGCAGTATGCAAATAAAGTAAATGACCCCTTTTCTATTCTATTACCAAGAATATCTTATTATATGACTTCAATGAATTTTGCATCAGAACGTAAAAAGAACTCTCTTAACGCTTATAGAACAGATGGTGGATTAACCGATCCAAATAAAATGATAAAATTCTTTGAACCATCACCTTGGGATTTTCATTTTTCAATGACAGTTTGGGCGCTTCATGAATCCGACAATAATCAAATCATTGAACAAATTTTGCCATATTTTGAACCTCATCTTTTTATCTCTGTCAATGAAATGCCAACTTTGGGAATTAGTCGAAAGGTATCGGTAGAATTAAATAGTGTAAATAGAAATTTGAATTTAGATTCTGGCGAAGATACAAACAACAGAACTATACAATGGGATTTATCCTTTACACTAAAAGGATTTCTATATAAGGCAAATGTTGAAGCAGATGTCATTAAAAAGACAATTGTTAAAATTCGTGATTATGATGCTATGGACGCTTACGATGCTTATACATGGTGGGAACAAGATTTAGAAGTAACTCCATGGGAAGCAGAAGAAGATGATGAATGGGTTCTAACCCAAACAATTATACAAGACGGAATAACGAAAACATCTACTATTAATCCTTAGATAAGTTTATAAATACTTTTGGAGGTTGTTGTGAGAGTAAGAAGAAATCTTGAAGATACTTTAGGCTTGGGTGAAGATGCTTATGATACGAGTGAACCGGTTATCGAAGAAGAAACATCTGGGGATTTACTAGCTGACCTTAGATATGTAAAAAAGAAATTAAAAGATTCAATGAAGGTGAACCAGGAAATTGTTCAAATTCTTTTAGAAGAATTAAGAACAATTCCCCATCCAAGAATTGCGGAAGTGGCTGCTAGACTTTTAGAGACAATGTCAAATAGTGGTATACAAATTTTGCAAGCTTCTAAAACTGTTGCTGAAATCTATAAAATTGGAAAAGATGCCGAACCTAAAAATGAACAAACTTCTAACACAACTCAAATAAAAAATGCTATCTTTGTTGGAACGTTAAAAGATGTTTTTAAATTACAAGACGCAAGAAAAGATGCTTTAGAAAGTGGTGATCCTTATGCCACTGAGTAAAGAAGAAGTATATCAACCAAGAAAAGAAGATTTTTTCTTTGGCAGATATAATTTAAGAAAAGCTGGCGTTGTAATCCCTTATTCCCAATGGCAGATGGACGAGTTGATGAAATGCCGTGAACCAAAAACTGGAATATATCATTTTTTTAACAACTATCTAAAGACACTTTCATTTGATAATAGTGGTAAGGTGTTTTTTAATCCCCGCCCATATCAAACGCGAATGATCGAGAATATGATAAACTATCGTTTTAATATTTTTAAAAATCCAAGGCAGTCAGGTAAAACAACAGTAACTGCTGGAGTGTTTTTATATTGGATGAATTTTTTTCCTTATGAAGTTTGCGGTGTTGTTGCTAACGGCGCCAAAATTGCTTTTGAAATTGTAAGCCTTGTTGAAGATATGTATATGGAATTGCCTTTTTGGATGCAACAAGGAGTTACTACATGGCAATCTGGAGGATTTGAATTAGAAAACGGTTCGCGTATTTTATGCGCGGCAACATCTAAAAGTGCTTTAAGAGGTTTTCCAATTAAACACTTATTTTGGGACGAGGTAGCTGCAGTTAATAATAAGTTAGCAGAAGAATTCTTAGCATCCATTTATCCTACAATTTCTTCATCAAAAGAATCCACAATTACTTTGTCGTCGACGACAAAAGGCTATAATCATTTTGCAAAATTTTGGTTTGATGCTATTAATGATCGAAGTGGATTTATACCGTTAGAAGTTTTATGGAATGAAATTCCTGGACGCGATGATAATTTCAAAAAAGAAACAATCTCTAAAGTTGGCGAACAAATGTGGAACCAGGAATTTGAATGCGCTTTTATTGGGTCGAGTGACACATTAATTTCTGGAACAAAGCTAACTCAATTATTTCATCAGGTACCTATAAAAACCTTTTATGAAGATAAGCTGAAAATTTATAAGGAACCCATTTTAAAATATAAAGATAAAGAAAAAGGAAAAATAATTCCGGGCCACTATTACGCTTTAACATGTGATACAAGTGAAGGCAAAAAACAAGATTATTATACAATTTCTGTTATTGATTTATCAACCAATCCTTACGAACAAGTTGCAACATACCGTGATAATGAATGCCCTTATCAAACCTTTACTTCTATAGTCGATGAATTAGTTAAGATGTATGGCAACGACCAAGTCTTAGTTATTTTGGAAAATAACATGGGGTTTGGAAAAGATATCTTGGATATCCTTTTATATGATATTGGAACTGAAGCAACAGTTTACATGGAAGCGGGCAAAAAAGATAACGGCGTAAGAATGACTGTTAGATCTAAACGTTTAGGATGCGCGCAATTAAAAACGTTAATTGAAAGAGATCAATTACTCATTACAGATTATGATACAATCGGGGAATTGTATAAATTTGTTAGAGTTAAAAACAGTTACGAAGCTTCGGATGAGGATTCCCACGACGATATGGTAATGGGGTTAGTTAACTTTGCTTACGTTCATTCAACCAGATTTATTGATGATTTTATAAGTTCGCCAATTACCTTTAGAGAAAAGATATTAAAAGAACATCGATCACAAATAGATTCGGAATTATCTGCCATAATTGTTTCTGATGGAACAGAAGAAGAACACGGCATAAAAGAAGATGCCAGCGAAGAGAACGATAAATTATTGATGATGGTTTCTACTTAATTCTCTTCATAACATCTTTTTCAGCTAAAGAAGGCGTCTTTAAAACTGACGTATTATTAATATAGACGTTTGCAATATCCGCCAAAGCATCAACCATTATCAAAATATCACTTTTAGAAATTTCATGTTTTTCTTGTGAAGATAAAGGAATCCAAGGTTGCATCATAAATTGCACGCTACCATTTGGGCCTTGTTGCATTACCGGGCGAACCGGCTTTTCTAAAATAACAGTATCACCTTTTTCTTCAACTCGTGAAATAAGTTGAGTTGTGGAATGCTTCAACACTACAATTTTTACTTCACTGGCCATTCTTTTCTCCTTGTAGAAACAGTCTTAGATTTGTTAACTTGTCTCGCAAATATTGTAATCTAATTTCCATTAACTTAAGTTCATATTCTTCTTCTTTGATATGAACTTCTGCTTGATAATAATTCGTTTGCTCACTTAATCTTTTCTTAACTTCAACCTGACGCTGGTCTTCGTTAGAAAATTTCTTCTTTCCATCTTCCGTTTTTTCGGCAGCAACTTCCGCCGACATTCTTAATTGAGTTAAAACAAGCGTATCTTTTAAAAAATTTAAACTATTATGGCCCTCATAAATTCGTAGATTTAAAACGAATATTTCTTTTGTTAAATTATCTAAATCTTTAAAAGTGGGTTTTTCTTGAACATCATCCATTTGTTTCCTCCTTACTTCAAAAGTAAAACTAAATCGTCTTCTAATGTTTGAATTTCTATTGTTTGAGCATCAAGTTTCGATTGACTAATTAGAAGATGTTCTTGTCTTTCTTGATATTGCAGATTTTCATTTAGCTTCTGTTTCACTTTAGCATCAATGATGCTTTCCTTACGAACAAGTCGATCGTCAACAATTTGTTTGATATACTTAACCAATTTTGCTTTATTCACAAAGAAAAGACCCTTAAAGCATTTCTTAATTCTACTAACAAAGAATTCAATTTGATCTTTGTCTGTGAAATCTTGTTCTTCAACTTCATCTTCATCTTCAAGCAATCTGCGTTTAATTTCATTAAAAAGATTAATTTGAATCTTTTCCATATTTTTGATGGAACGTCGTAAATTTGAATTATCAATTTTTAAAGTAATGATTTTCTTGACTAGTTCTTCGGATGCCTTTAACGTTTGTTCACTCATTCTTTCATTCCTGCGGATACGTTGGGTGACCCTCATTAAAATTTGGGCATTCAAATACTGGCGTTGTCAAATTATGATCTACGCAAAATTGGTATAACTTATTAGCAATAGGACAATTCTTTTCACGATCGGCAAGATTTAGATTTGTACAAGAAAAACACAAACAATGCGATCGGTGTGTTCCCTTTAAATCTTCCCGAACCCATACCTTCGTGCCATAATGTTCATACTGAATAAACATTTTTTCTCTCCTTTCGTTAATTTTGAAAACCGGTTTTTACGATCGATGACCCTTTCACCAGATATCTAGGTAGGCTACTCAGGAGGTTTACCGGAAACCTTTTTTACGTCTGGCCAGAGGAGGAGAAACTTACCAATTTTTACGATCGATGACCCTTTCACCAGACATCTAGGTAGGCTACTCAGGAGGTTTATTGGGAACCTTCCACTCATAGTCAAACGGACTTTCGTATCCGCAGCCACCTTTTGGGCATTACGGCAACTGTTTGATATGGGCATATTCCCACGCGCGTGCCCTTTTGGCGCGATGGAAGTCAAAGAAACAGTTTGCTTAAAAGACTTCCTGCCTGTGTTAGCCCTACTCTTTTTTACTGGGCTAACAAACCATCTTTCCTTTCCCTTCATTACAAACCCATTATAATATATATCAAGAAAAAATTTAGTAAAATTGATAACAAAAAATGAGATATTTTTATACATAGTATTATAAAGGAGGTGCAGAAATGAAATGCACAAAAATCAAAGTTGTCGGTATTACCGGCAACGGAGGGGGTGAATAATGGCTTTTTCACTTTCTCCAGTTGTTTCTTGGACTGAGTATAATGCTACGTTAGGTGTAGCCCAAACAGCAACTCAAAATGCTGCCATGGTTGGTAAATTTACTTGGGGTCCTTGTTTTGAACGTAAACAAGTAACTCAAGAAAAAGAATTAGTTTCTTATTTTGGTTTGCCGACAGATAGCAACTTTGAACATTGGTTCTCGGCTTGTGAATTCTTGCGTTATTCAAATTCTTTATATATTGTTCGCGCAGTAGATGCAGATACAGCTAAAAATGCAGGTATTGCTGT